TGGATGCAGAAAAAGAAGAAACTTTTGCTCCTGAAGCATCTGCAGACCCAGAAGGCGACGCTGAATTAGCAACAATGCGTGAGTATGTTGAGAAAGTAGCAGGTGGACACGGTGCTGAAACAAAAGGTAGCGCAGACACAGCAGACAACAAAAAATCAGTTGTTGATAATATGAAAAATGACATGGGCGGAACTACTGCTAACATCCTAAAGGGTGGAGAAGAGTCAGGTAAAAATGACGGCGGACTAGCAGATATTAACGCTAAAGAAGAGAATGCAGGAAATGTTAACGTTCCAGGTGCTAAAGGTGCAACTAAGATGTCCCCTGAAAAAGGACACGGTGCAGAAAAGAAAGGCGCTGCTGAGAATGCTGACAACAAGCAATCAATTTTCCGTGGTCGTAGATAATAGAGGAGACTAAGGTTGAAAACTACACTAGCAGAACATCTGAGCTTCGACCAGGCTAAAATCGTCGTAGAGCGTGATGAAGGCGAGAATGGTAAAACATTACACTTGAGTGGCATCTGTATTCAGGGTGACATTCGTAATGCTAACCAGCGCATTTATTCTTCGCAAGAAATTGATAGGGCTGTCAAGACGCTCAATGAACAGATTTCTGGGGGGTATTCAGTGCTCGGTGAAGTTGATCATCCTCAAGATTTACGTATCAACCTCGACCGTGTGTCTCACATGATTACTAAGATGTGGATGGACGGTCCTAACGGCTACGGAAAACTTAAAATGCTTCCAACTCCAATGGGTCAATTAGTTGGCACTATGTTGGAGTCAGGAGTAAAATTAGGAGTTTCTAGTCGAGGATCAGGCGAAGTAGATGGTACAGGTAATGTTAACGGTTTTGAAATTATTACCGTTGATGTTGTTGCACAACCAAGTGCACCAGGCGCCTATCCAACACCAGTTTATGAACACCTTATGAATAATACAGGTGGTTATGAGGCATTTAGAGTAGCACAAGAAGTTAAAGGCGATAAACAGGCACAGCGTTACATAGCAGAGAGCTTGAAAAAAATCATTTCAGGTTTAAACAAATCGTAGGAGAATCACAATGCTAGAATTTGTAAAACAACTATTTGAAAACAATGTGATTTCCGAAGAAGTCAAGTCGGAGATTGAAACCGCTTGGGAAACTACAGTTCAAGAAAACCGTGATCAAGTCAACACACAATTGCGTGAAGAATTTGCACAGAAGTATGAACACGATAAAACCGCGATGGTAGAAGCAGTAGAAAAAATGCTTGCAGACAGAATTCAAGCAGAGCTTTCTGAGTTCGCTGAAGACCGCCAAGGACTTATCGAAGCAAGAGCCAAATATGCCAAGAAGATGAATAATGATTCTAAGGCTATGGAAGCATTTGTTCTTAAAAATCTTAAGAATGAACTTGCCGAACTTCGTGAAGATCGTAAAGCAGTTGCAGGAAATGTTGCTAAACTTGAATCCTTTATCGTGGATGCACTGGCGAAAGAAATCGCAGAATTCCACACTGATAAAAAAGACTTAGCAGAAACCAAAGTTAAACTTGTTAGAGATAGCAAGGCTAAATTTGAAGCAGTTAAGAAAGACTTTATCAATAAAGCATCTGTTGCAATTCAGGAAACAGTATCGAAAGGTATTAAGTCTGAAATGACACAGTTGAAAGAGGATATCGAGCAAGCACGCAAAAATGACTTTGGTCGCAGAATTTTTGAAAGTTTTGCAAGTGAATATTCAACTAGCCACCTTAATGAAAAATCAGAAACAGCAAAACTTCTTAAAGTTGTAAAACAGAAAGAAGCAGCAGTTGCTGAGGCAGAAGCGAAAGCGGCTGACATCGGAAAACTAGTTGAGAGTAAAGATACTGAAATCGCAAAAATCCAAGATGCATCTCAAAGAAAAGAAGTAATGGCAGAATTGTTAGGACCACTTTCTAGAGACAAGCGCGAAGTAATGAGCGAACTTTTAGAATCAGTACAGACTAATAAATTGCACGCAGCCTTTGACAAGTACATTAATTCCGTAATGGAAGGACATGCACCCGCAAAGAAAGCGTTGACAGAAGGCAAAGAAGTAACAGGCGATAAAAAACAGGCACAGATCAGCGGTAACGAGAACAAAACTGCTGAGATTTTTGACATCCGCAGGCTTGCGGGACTAAAAGTTTAAGGAGAAAAACAAATGTCACAACTATTAGAAAGTCGCTGGTCAGAAACCAAAGATGCCCTTTTAGAAGGTCTTCAAGGTAACAAGCGTTCTGTTATGGCAGCAACTCTAGAAAATACCCGTAAGTATTTGTCAGAGAGTGCTACAGCAGGAGCAACATCAGCAGGAAACGTAGCAACACTAAACCGCGTCATTTTACCAGTAATTAGACGTGTAATGCCAACTGTCATCGCGAATGAATTAGTTGGTGTTCAACCAATGACTGGACCAGTAGGGCAAATTCACACTCTACGTGTTAGATATGCAGATTCATTTACAAGTGCATCTGGAACTGGCGCGACAGCGGGTGAAGAAGCACTATCACCTTTCAAGATTGCTGAAGGATATTCAGGTAACGACGATATTAAAGCAGGTTCAACTGCTTCATTAGAAGGCGAAGCCGGAAATAGATTATCTATTCAAATCTTGAAACAAACAGTAGAAGCGAAATCAAGAAAACTATCTGCAAGATGGACTTTTGAATCTGCGCAAGACGCACAGGCTCAACAAGGTATCGACGTTGAAGCAGAGATCATGGCAGCTCTTGCACAAGAGATTACTGCTGAAATTGATCAAGAAGTTCTTACTTCACTGTCAACATTGGCTGGCACAGCCGCATTAACATACGACCAATCAGCGGTATCAGGTACTGCTACATTCGTTGGTGATGAACACGCAGCACTTGCTGTTCAAATCAACAGAGTGGCAAACTTGATTGCACAACGTACACGTCGTGGCGCAGGTAACTGGGCTGTTGTATCACCAACTGTATTAACACTTTTACAGTCTGCTACAACTTCAGCATTTGCTCGCACAACTGAAGGTACTTTTGAAGCACCAACAAACACTAAGTTTGTAGGAACTTTAAACAGTGCAATGAAAGTTTATGTTAACGGTTATGCAACGTCCGACGATGTTATCGTTGGTTACAAAGGTTCTTCAGAATCAGACGCAGCAGCGTTTTACTGCCCATACATTCCTTTAATGTCAAGCGGTGTGGTTCTTGATCCAGGCACTTTTGAACCAGTAGTTTCGTTCATGACAAGATATGGTTATGTAGAGTTAACAAACACTGCATCATCTCTTGGTAATGCGGCTGACTACTTGGGTAAAGTTGCTGTAACATCAGCGAACTTACGTTTTGCATAAGCAATAAATTACACTTTACAGTGTTTAAAAGGGCGGCTTTATGTCGCCCTTTTTTTATGACTTGACAATCTCCAAAAAAGAGTGTTAAATAGTAGTATGGAGGACATTACTAGTCACGAAGATTTTAACAAACTTAGAGATCAACTGGACAAATGGAAAAAGCGTTTTCCTATGTTCAGTCATGACGTAAGAAGAATCCAATCAGCAATAGAAGTTCATATGAAAAATTATATGGAGTTTCTAATCAAGTACAAACAAACCAGAAGCGACAGACACATAGCCGATGCTCAAGCAGAAATAGATAAAATTAACGCACTAATGAACACTATTAGTAAGGTGGAACTAATGGCTATTCTTTCGAAAGGATAAATACTTGTGTCAGATAGCGAGCCACATGGCGGACTTATGCTGCACCACAGCGTAGCGGATAGAACCCGCATAGGACTACTTTTTATAGGAGAAAACAAATGGGAAGACCACTAAACAAAAGATTATTCGGAACGCCAACAGCAGGTGGAAACGAAATCAAAGTAAACTTTCATAACGGCGCAGCAGTTAAAGAAGGTTATATCGTAAAGCAAAAAGGTTCAAAGAAATTCGTTTGTGAAGAAATTGGCACAGCAGGCGAATTTACTTGTACGCTAACAACTGGTAAATTACCAGCGACATTAGCGGCAGGTGAAATGGCTATTTCATTCAAAATGGACGACGCAGAAACTTATGGCGTTAGCAAAATTGCTGGAAAGAAAGTAACATTAGTAGCACCAAGTGCAACAGGAACAAATGCTTATGACGGACTTAGTGTTCCGTGGAACTTTAGCACATCTGTTGTAGATGGCGCGGCACAAGTTGAAGAAGCAGGTGACGACAACGTATTAGTTGATGTTGATGACGACGACTTCACAGAAGACGCTTAAGGATAACCGAGAATGAAACCACCAATTAATGTATTTTGGGATTTCTTAAAAAATCTAAAAGACTTGGTTGTTTCAGTAAAAATTGAAAGTGCTAAGGCGTGCCATAACGGTAACGTCTTAGCACAAATTTCAAACTCGGAGTTTAAAGTAGAGGATAAAGAAGGCAACGTAGGCATTTGTAAACTTGTTGAAAAACAAACTAATGAACTAGAAGATAACGAAATGTCATTATCTGCACTAGTTTTAGATTCAGGTGTTTGGGTTGTTATTAAAGAAATTATTGATAACGTGATGACAGATTTTAAAGACAGATATTATAATTGGGAAGTTGATGACGATTCATCACAACGTATAGTATTATTAAAAGGAATATAGATGGGGCAATTTTTACAAACTAACGGTGATTATACAATAAAATCTTCGTCAGGTGGAATTATTAAACTTGATGTTGGGCCGCCATCTGCTTTAGGAAAAGTAATTATTACTTCTGACTTAATTGTTGAAGGTGAAACGCTTACTGTTGAAGCACAAAATTTAAATATTAGAGATAATATTATTCAACTAAACTATGGTGAAACAGCAGCAGGAGTTACTCTAAGGTACGCAGGTATACAGGTAGATAGAGGAACTGAAAATGCTGGATCTATTTTTTGGGATGAAAACGATGACACATTTAATGTTGCAATAGGTACAGCAGATTCTGGTAGTTTTAACTATGCGAATACTGCATTAAGAGTAAACAAGATTACTAGTTCAGATGGACAAGATTTACAGTTACTAGGTTTTGATGATCCAAGCACAGGGAATCCTATTAATCCGTTAGCAGTAGTTACTGTTACTGGCACCACTAATTACGAGGATCAAGTAACTGATGACGATGACGTTCCAAATAAAAAATATGTAGATGACTCTATTAGAGATAATCCAACATTCCAAATTGTAGAACAAAACACTCGTGTAATTGTTACAGACAGCGGACAATCTAATCCCCTTTCAGGATCGTTAGCATACTTAACTGGAAATACAAATGCAACTGGAACAGATGATACAAACAGTAGTGCTGTATCAGTACTAGTTGATGATACTGTAATTGCACAATTTTTTAATAATAGATTAGAAGTTGGAGTTTTAGAAATTGGAACAGAAGATCCTGTAACTGGCGATGCTAGAATTAGTTCTAAAAATGCAATTACTAATGCAAATATCATAGTTGAAACACAAGGAACAGGAAGACTGAATACAAATTATGCATTACAGTTAGACAAGATATCTTCAGACCCAGCATATGTTGCAGATGGAATTACAGTTTATGCAAAAACTCCAAAAATAGGAAAAACAGGAGTTTTCTTTAGCCATTCAGATGGTGATGGAGAAATGATAAGTAAAAATAAAGCATTGCTATTGAGCATGATCTTTTAAGGAAAAACACATGATAACAAGTAAACAAATAACAGCAACAAGCGTTACAATACCAGAAAGAGTGTTTACTGCTACTCAAGATGGTTCTAGCAATCCTAATTCATCTACAAACCCAGGACAAACGAGTGCAATTACCACAATGGTTTTGTGTAACACCGGTGCAGTTGACATTGCTGACGAATCAAGTAATACTGTTAATGTAAATATCTATTTGGTAAAGAATGGAGAAACAGCAGCAGCAGGTAATACTATTGTTAGCAACTTAATTATTCCAGCAGGCGAAACAGTATTTTTTAGCGATGAAAAAATTATACTCGACGGAAGCGGTAACGATGCTGATGAAATTTGGATAGGAACCAGTGTTACAAGTTTAATTACTGCAACAATTAGTTCTTTACCAGTATAGGAAGATAAATGAAGTTTCTAAAATCACAAAATACTTCGCGTTACAGTCCTAGTGATAACGCATTTCGAATTAACCCTTATGGCAGAGCTGTAATGGATTTTGATGGAGGAGTGTTATTACCAAAAGGAACAACAGCACAACGCCCTCAACTTACAGGTGTTAGACAGCCAACAGATGCTAACGGAACTATTAGATATAACACCGATTTAAACGAAATTGAAGCATATGTTGGAGGCAATTGGGAAACGGTCAGAGCTCCAGGAGCATCGGCTATTTCAATCGAAACTTTCGGTCCAGGTGATGCGGTAGATACAATTTTTGGAAAACTACTTAACGTTCCTGCAAGTGCAAATAATGTTATTGTCCTAGTTGAAAACGTTATGCAGATTCCAACAACTAACTTTACTGTTGTACAAAATCCTTCCTCAACAGGAACAGGACAAGAAGTTGCTTCAGGAAGTTTTGTTATAGCAACAGAATATATTATTACTGCAACAGGGTCAACAGACTTTGTTACAGAACACGGTGCAGCAGATAATAACCCAGGAACTGTCTTTACGGCAGCAAGTGCAGGAACAGTTGATGCTACAGGATTAGCAAGACCCACAGGTTGGTATCTATCATTTACATCTCCAGTTCCACTAGCAAAATATGTGACAGTATTCTTTGGGTTTGCTAACTAGGAGGGCGCAATGGCACAACTTGGCAGAATTAGCGGCCCCTTACTAGAACAAAATCTTTTTAGAAGTAACGTAGATTTAAAATTTTCTAATACAAACTTTGACTCAACATCATTACTTTACATTAATGTTAGTGATGGAACAATTGGCGTAAACACCGATACACAATCTTTTAATCTTGACATTAACAATGATACAAAAACTACTAATGTAATTGTTGACGATGTAGCAACTATTGATAATGTTAAAATTTTAAGCCCTAGTTCATTTTCTACAACTGTTGGCCCGTTAAATATTAAACCTCAAACAGCCGGATCGTTAATTACACTACAGCGAATGAGATCAGATGATCTCGAATTTAACGATAATACTATTAGTGGGTTAGTTTCTAATCAAACAATTGATTTACAAACTAGCGGAACAGGAATCGTAGATGTTAATAGAAATACAAACGTATACGGTGATCTAAGTGCTACAGGAAATATTTTTGTTGACGGTAATCTTTCAGCAAACGAATCTGTTATTATCGGTGACGAATTATTTGACACAGTAACTATTGCTCCGGATCTAACACAAGATATCCTTCCAGGTAGAAATGACACTTATAGTTTAGGAAGTCCTAATGATGATTCGTCTACAAGAAGGTGGGACAATGTTTATATTGCAGATAATCTAGTAAACACAACTACTCCTTTACCATTGGAGATTAGGGTAAGTGATCAAACGAAATTAGACGGAGTGACGAACGAAATATTTGCATTACAAAGCAATGACGATATTGTGTTAGCACCCGACACAGGAATCAATATAATTGAATGGACTCGATGGAATGAAATTACTGCATCAAGTACATTAGCCAGCATAAGCGGGTATATACTTACAGTAGGCGGAACAATTACAGGAACATTTATTCCAGGCATGTTGTTAACCGGAGTTGGTATTATTCCAGGAACGATTATAACCGGTACAACAACAGGAAGTGATAGCTCAGGAACTTACACAGTTAATTTTAATTATGATGGTGCAGGATCCAGACCATCACCTACAGGAAATATTTCTATATCAGGTGCGACTGATGCTATTACTAATTTAACAGATATCGACGGCGGTCCTAGAGTAATTCCTGAAACTCCTTTAACTTTTGTAGGAACAGGAATTGGATATTTAAGATTTACAGATACTAATGGATTTTTAATACCAACAGGCGACAACGCAGATAGACCAGATAGTCCAGAATTAGGTGATACTCGGTGGAATACTGCTAAAAATTATTTAGAAGTATTTGCCGGAACAATTGAGTCTGTAACAGGTATTGCTAATGTAAGTGGACTTGCAAACCAATTGCAGAGCGGTGTTACTGGAACCTCTGATAGCGGAGGGCTGGATGCAGAATTTAGCATATCAATTTCATCAGGAGTGTTAGGCACAATTACAATAACAAATGTTGGCCAAGGGTATCATCAATTTGATCTAATAACTATTCCGGGCACATCATTTACTGGAGGTGCAACACCTGCTAATGACGTTATTCTTACAGTAGGAGCACAAACCAATGACGGATACCAATTATCCACAGGTGGCGGCGCAGAAGTAGATGTTCCTCTTATGGAAGATCTCGGTAACGTATATAGTCTTATACTTGCCTAATCTTTCCTTTTGGCTAAATACTATTGTTAACGTGGACCGACGTTAACCTTTTACTGTGGTTAGCCCGCAATGTAAGGTGGCTAGAGGGACAGGATCCCCGTGTAAGGAGAGCAAATGGCGATTGGTCGTATAAGTGGTCCGCTCTTAAAAGCAAATCTTATCCGTGATGGTGTAGATTTAACTTTTAGAAATGGAGCAGCAGACCCAGATATTTTGTATATTGATGTAAACAATGCTCGCATTGGTGTCAATAACTCAGCGCCTACAACTGACTTACATGTAACAGGATCCACAAGGACATCAACACTCACAGTAGACAATCAAGTTGATGTTGGTAATTTGCATATTACCGGTAACACAATTTCCAGTGATTTAGATACTATTAGTTTTGCTCCTTCCGGCGCAGACCCAGTTATCTATCATTCAATATTACATGTTGATGACTTATCCATTCAAGGTAATACAATATCAACACTAAACACAAATGCAAATTTAGAACTTCGTCCTAACGGAACAGGAACACTAGAAGTTTTTGCAACTACAAACATAGACGGTGATCTAAATGTTACCGGAAATATACACGCTGATGGAAATGTTACTATCGGTGGCAACATCACAATTGGTGATTCAAATACAGACAGTGTTGTATTCAATGCTAGTATTAATAGTGATTTAATTCCAGAACAAGATAACACATATAATTTAGGAAGTCCTACATTTAGATGGAAGGATTTATTTGTTAATAATTTAAGAACAGACTTGCTTACGGTCGATACTCTTGATGTAGGTAACTTAGTTTTCCGTGATAACGAAATTACAACAACACCCGGCGAAGATTTACACATTGACGGCAATGGAAGTGGCGGCGTAAGACTAGGTAATTTAAAAATTACTGGTAACGTTATTACAAACGTTCAGAATAATGCAATAACACAAATTGCACAAACTGGTAACGGATACTTTAAGATTGCAGGAACAAACGGGTTTGTTCCGCCTAGAGGTACTACAGAAGAAAGACCAAGTTCATATGCTGTAATTGGAATGACAAGATTTAATGTAAACACAAATGCATTAGAAGTATGGTCAGGAACTGCTTGGGCATCTCCTGCAGGTGCTTCAGGTGCAGTATCAGAAATTTTAGCAAATGACATTGCAGCATCATTTGCACTAATGTTAGGATAATAGGATGCCAACAGTATTTAAAAATGAAGTAGTAACTGGAGTAGGAAAAACACCTGTAGATATATTACAGATTGTAGCAGGTGTGAGAGCAACAATCGTAGGGTTGAACTTAGCAAACACATCAGATTATGACATGGCTGTGGTAAATGTTTACGTTATAGATGAATCTTCCACAGTTGCAAACTATGCTAGACAAATTCCTATACCGCCAGGATCCAGTGCAAAAGTTATAACCAACGGCGAAAGACTGATCCTTCCTGAAACAGCAGGATTGAGATTAGAATGTGATACGGACGATTGTATTGACGCTAGTATAAGTTACGTGGAGATATCATAATGAGCACATATTATTTTGGACAAGCCGCTAACGAATCATTAGGAAATAGTCCTCGTTATCTTTATCTTATAAGAAGAAACGATGACGGCGAATTATTTCTTGAAAGAATAGATAACCTAATAAGTAAGGATACAATTCATTTGAATCTTCCTGGAAAACCTTCAGAAACTTTTGAAGACTTTGAACCAGGAATTGATTACTTTGAAGGTGTTAATGCAGATCATGAAGTTGAAGACGATAATTTGGTTTGGACACAGTATCGTTGGGATCAAAGAAGTATGCTTTATTATGTTGATGATGAAGGAATGCTAACACAAAGAATTAATCAGAATTATGCATACCCAGAAGGTTCATCTAGTTCAGAAAAACCATGGGTAACATCATAGGAATAGACAATGGCAGAGTTTAAGATAAGCAGACTTAGATATACTTGGAAGGGAGCATGGGTAACTGCATCCACTTTCATTAAAGATGATGTTGTGCAATATGGCGGACAAACATGGGTTTGCATGAGACAACACACATCGAGTGCATTTCAAACTGATCAAGATTATAAAGTAAATGTAGAAGATACACAACCTACTCCTGCCTGGAGAAAAATGACGGACGGCTATCAATGGCGCGGCGCATGGACAGGAGGAACATTATACAATCCAGGAGATATTGCTCTATACGGAGGTAATGTATACCTTACCGTAACATCACATACTGCCGATTCATCATTTGAAAATAATGCTGATAAATGGAGTGAATATGCTGATTCGTTAAAATGGAATAATACATGGGCTCCTTCAACAAGATACGGCGTTGGCGATGTAGTAAAATATAACGGTATTGTTTACGAATGTATTGTTGAACATACTTCTGGTTCTGTAGATGAAGGAACTGAAATTGGAAACAACGACGGAATTGAAGACAGTTCTTTGGAAAACTGGCAAATTTTACACGAAGGAATTGAATACAAAGGAACATGGACAGCAAGTGATGATCTCAGCACTACTAGATATAGAAAGAATGACCTTGTAAAATACGGTGGTTCGATCCTAAGAGTTACTGAAGGACACGTAACCGCAACATCGATTGATAATACTAAGTTTGTAAATGAATTTCCAGGATTTAAATTTCAAGAAGAATGGGTAGACACTGTCTACTACGCTGTTGGAGATGTAGTTAGACATGGAGGATATATTTACATTGCGGATGCTAATAACTATGCAATTAATCCAGCCAGAGCGATAGTGCCGGCCATTCCAGCAGATTCGACATGGAGAATATTAAGCAAGGCCACAAGATTAGTAGGACAATGGACAGACAATACTGCATACCTTTCAGGTGATCTTGTTCGTAGAGGAGGAAACTTATATGTTGCTCTTAACGATTCTGATGTAGCCAATGATGATAGTTCACTTGCATTTTTAGATGATTCTAATTGGGAAATTATTATTCCAGGAGTCAATTGGAGAAACAGTTGGGCAACTGGAGAGGACTTCTATGTTGGTGACATTGCCCTTTATGAAGGAACAGCATACAAATGTAATTTCCAACACACTTCGTCAAATGAAAACTTCCCAGGCGATAACGGATCAGGATTTGAATACTGGGATATATTTTCATTAGCAGGTGACAATGTAGCATTAAGCACACTTGGGGATATTCTTACATTTGGGTTGAAAAGAGCAAATGTCAATGACGGCAGCACCATCGGAACAACATCGTTACCGATCGGTAATAGCACAGAATTGCTTACGATACAAAATGACAATGATCTGGAATATAAAATATTTGGAATAAATCAAAAATTTATCTGGGTTGATAAGAATAATGGTGTCGACGACAGAACAGAGGGCAGAGGCCAAAACGAAACAAGGCCTTATAAAAGTTTAAGATATGCATTGGATAGAGTTTTAGCACAAGAAAGCAGTCTAAACACTACCGTGTTTGTTTCAGCAGGAGAGTATGAGGAAGTATGTCCTATGGTTGTTCCCGCAGGAACTTGTGTGTTAGGAACTGAACTAAGAACAACAACTATCAAGGCTCGCCCAGCAGTAACTGAACTAGCAGATGGTGCAACAAATGTCGGTGCAGCAATTTCTAAATTGCAAACCATATTAACAGGAGTTCATAATCGATTAGAAATAGTAAGCTCCCAGTCCAACACAGAATCACAAGTTATTGAAGTCGCCGGCCTAACCGGACAAACTGTAACCCGTTCTCTCGGTATTGATGCATTTGGTGTTGAACAATTTGAAACAGTTACTCTAGACCCTATCACGGATGATGCAACACCCTCATTGGTAATTGCAATGTTAGACGATGTTAAACAATACATAGATTATTATGTTGATGGTGTGGGCGACGATGTTGTGATAGAATCAAGTAATAATATACAAACGCATACTGGCGAGGCTTTAAACTATTCTATAGAAAATTCAAGAAAAGTATTAGAAGCAAATAGAAAGTTTATGGTTGCTGAAGTTATTGCCTACATGGATGATAATGCAATTACATATGTGCAACCCTATATAGAGGATCTACTTAATAGATTTATTGACGGAATAATAAATGATGTAAAGTATACAGGAAACCATCATTCGTTACGCGAAGCAAGATATTATCGTAATTTAGTTAACGGTTCGACAACAGAAGACATGTTCTACTGTAGAAATGCAACCGGTGTAAGAAACTTAACTACAAAAGGATTGGCTGGCGCACTTAATCCTATAGGAGTTAATGAACTTTACAGACGTCCAACTGGCGGCGCATACTGCTCATTAGATCCAGGATGGGGACCAGACGATGATCATGCATGGATTTCAACATCAGACAAAAACGGTATAGCACGTTCGCCATATATTCAAAATGTAACAACATTTGGAACCAATTGTGTTGGGCAAAAGATCGACGGAGCACTACACAATGGTGGTAACAAATCAATAGTGTCAAACGACTTTACACAAGTATGTAGTGATGGTATTGGTGCTTGGGTATTAAACAACGGTAGAGCAGAGCTTGTATCAGTGTTTACGTATTATGCACAAATAGGTATGTTTGCTGAAGATGGCGGTATTATTAGAGCAACCAACGGAAACTCATCATACGGTGACTTTGGAGCAATTGCTGACGGTAATGATCCAACAGAAACCCCTGCATTTGCTGAAGTAGATAATAGAACAGAACAAGCATCAGTAGGAATTGCATTTGCTGGTGAGGTCAATGATGAAATACTAGCATTAGAATTTGATCATTGCGGAGAACAATACACAAACGCAACATTTTCATTTGCTGGCGCAGGTGTAAATGCAAATGCAATATTTGAAGAAACTA